CCTCTGTTAATTTTATCTAATTAAATTAGACTGCCAATACACGGTCAATAATCTTACCGTACTCTTGTCCTTCGTAGCCGCTCATAGCGGTTGGAAGAAGACGGAATGTTACTGGGAATGTGGTTGGTGTAGAACGAGCCAAAGAGAACTGTGACTGTTGTACTGAAAGAACACGACGTGCATAGTATACACGCTCTGTCTTAGAAGCACTTTCTGTTGGTGCTTGTCCAACTGCAATTAGCTGACGCTCTGTTGGTGCGATACCAAGAGCACCTGCTGCAAGACCTAGTTCGGTCTTTTTGCTTGTGCCAGTTCCTGTTTCAATAATTGTATTAGTCTGGCTAATAGAAGTATTATTGGCTGGATCATCTGGCTGTCCGAAAATAACTAGAACGTTTTCTAGCGTACCTTCTGACATTTCTGTTGCGATCATAACCTCCATCGCTGACTTGAACAGTTTTGCTGTATCAAGCAACTGGTCAACGGTTACAGAATCGAATGTTGGATTGTAAGTAATTTGAAGACCATTATTGGTAAAACCTACGTTTCTGTAGTAAAATGTTGGTGCTGTTGGGTCTGTCTTTTCGTTAAGTGTATCTGTATAAGACTTTGCTGCTACAAAAGCTCCTGCATTTGTTGTACCTGGCTCTGAATTTTCGTATGTTGCATAACCTGTTGTTGTCGAATCGATATTCGAAATAAACAACGGAGAAGCTCCTACGAGAATATTTTTGGCATTACCTGCATTTTGTTTTGCCATGTTTTTATTTCCACCTCCTGGGGTTTCTGAATATTCAGTTTGTAAAATCTAAGCTGGCTAGGCTTCTTTCCTCTATGTCTAATTTTAGGCTATAAAGGGTCAAAAGGCAAACAGGCTAGTTGAACCTGCCAGATCCGTCTGTTATCCTAGAATACTTAATTTCAAGTATTACGTCTGCAGAAAAAAACCCTTGAAGCTCCTCAGAAGGGGCGGTTGGCGAAATGTCTGCTAAATATATTGAATGAAATTTAAATTTATTAGAAAGTCCTGTCCACTTATTAATATCTTTTGCAGATTCGTCCATACGTCTAAATTGATCTGTCATAAAATTTCTGGTTTCATTGATATCAGAAATGTCAGTTGAGTATATGGTAAATAGTATCTGTTCACAGCATATTAGCCAATTTTCATCATAGGACATGCCTATCTTATCATAGACTATATGCTTCTTCCCGCTCAAAAATTGATTCATTTCTGGCAACTGCTGAACTGGAATAATTGGAATCAAATTCTCATTAACATTATCGCTCCAGTATTCATCATCAAAAATATCTCGTTCTGTTAACTCTTTCCATAAAAATTTACGAAGTTCTAGCATTGCATCTAGTTTATAGTTTGCTGTCATTATAACGATCCTCCGTATGCCTGAGACAATGCTGCGTCAGCCTGAGTTAAAAGTGTTTTTGGATAAAATTTATATTGTACTTTTTTAATACTAGAGGGAAGTCTCATGGCTTTAGTTAAACCAGAATTGAATACCTGTTGGAATTTAGATCTTTTTATAGAGTTGTTAACTAATTGGCCATTAAAAAATCTAGAGTATGCTAATACAAATTGATTTTTGACTCCAGGCCCTCCTGGCCTTTTAACTAATGTTGAAGCTCCTTTAGGCATAAAAATTGTTTCTCCATTATATTCAAATATCAGTCTTTCTGCGGATCGTGGAGATATCTTTAATGGCATTCCAGCTTCCATTACAGATGCCTTATTTATAAATACGTGTCTGCGTCTACTATTACTTGACGGCACAAGAGACTTAGAAGGCTTGAATTCAAAACCTAGTTTGAAAGATAAACCTTCTCTAGATAAAATTTTTATATTAAAAAGTCTTCCCGATGGAGTTCCTGTCTTTTTCCATTCATAAACGTGGTGCATATTTCTAGGACGGCTTCTTGCTATAGCGTCTATATATTCTCCAAAATCTTTATTTATCTGATCGAACATTACTGTGGTAAATTTATTTTGAAACTGTTTATTGGTTGTAAGTTTTGCAATTACGTTTGATTGATAATATATAAAAGCAGATACCTGTGCAACTGTAGAGTCTTTTAGGGGACCTGGGACTGAACCAGCCATAAGGTTTTCTAATCCACTAGCTGCCTGAACTAATAAAATGCTATTGTCCAATCTTCTGATTCTCCGATCTAGATACTGTAGAGTTATAGCCAATTACTTTTCCAAAAGGATCTGTGATTGGAGTTGTTCCTACCACCTCAAAAACTGTAGGTGTATCTGTTGGATAATTTAATTCTACCCATATTGGATTTCCGCTAGAATCACATATGTTAGTAATTTTTTCTCTTATGGTAAGCTTTTCTGATGTTCTAATTTGAATAGTTTGATCATTAACATATTTATTAGAAAATACTTGTTTGTCGCTAGAGCTATTAGTAGCAGAATTACTTATAATTCCCTTTGCATGGCATGGAACTGTTCTATGATAAGACCATTCTTTTTTTAAAGCCCCAGTGTCAGAATCTTGAAGGTCAAATTGTCTATAAACATCTAGACTCATTGATAAAACTGAGTCTACAATATCGTTCATTATATTATTGCTACCTTTGAAGTCATTACATAATCTTCTAGTAGGTTATCTGCATATAAATTTCCTGTACCAGAATATGACTCTCCAAAATACTCAAAGTCCCAGTCAAATGTTGATATGCTTTTAATATACTTGTTTCTCCAAGCAGTGTCTTTTGAGAAAAAGTCTTTCATCAGTTCTATAGCTGCCAACTCGACATTATCTGGAACCTTTTCCCAACCAAACCTTCCTTGTACTTTATATGAAACACCAGATTGAAATGCACCGTATGAATCATTTATAGTTGGAGGAACCATTCCATTAGCAGTATATACAGTATTATCTAGCATTGCTGCCCTATTAATTCTAATTCCAAATCCACTTTCTGCTAATTGAACTTCATATCCCCAATTATCAATTTCGTTAAGGTTGTCGAGCAAAAGAATATCATTAGAATATAATTCGTGTAATTCATAAAGTTTTGCTGGCAATGGGAGAGTGTCTGAATCATATCCCTTAACTAGATATAAATCATCGTATAAATAAAATTTTTGTCCTGTAAATTTTTCTATTTGTTTACGGGCATATCTTTCTGCTCTTAAAAGTTCTTTGTATGATCTATATCCAGGGTCTGCTGGATCTACACTAAACCCTAAATCCTGTACGTGATTAAAATCAACGTATGGAGTTACTACGGATACCTCATCATATCTTATGACAGAAGTTCCGCCTACCGTATACTGCCACTTAAGTCTTAATGTTTTATTTCTATTTGTAAACACATATGGAATACTTACATTATAAGTTCCTGGATTATTTTCATCTAATACTGTGCCAAGGGTGGCTAGTGAAGTTGTAGGTTCTATTGGTGGGTCAACTGCTGGATCTTCTGTTATATCAAAAATTTCAACAGTAGGAGACGCATCAGCGTTTGTAAGTTCACCATTCCAAAATACTTGATGAGTTATTGGAAATTGTGTATTTACTAATATCTCTGCCATTTATTAGGCTTAGTTGTAATACTCCTGGACTTCCGTTGGAGTAGCAAGTCTAAAGCCCTCCTCCTTATCAAAAATTTTTTGAGCATCATCTTTTGTCATAGCAACAAATGGGTGCTCTCTTGTAAATGTATGTCCTAGAATATCATATCTAAAATTAGCTCTTGTCATTCTAACCAGGACAGTATTTTCTGGATCATTTTTCTTAGGGTCAATTTTAGTAAGAGTTTCTTCTTCCATATCTACTGATTCCTCATTCAACTTTTTAGTGGTCTGTTCATATACTGACCAGCTTACGCCTTCTTCAGCCAATGCTGAGATAATATCTGCTTTATTTTTTAAACCTTCTGTATCGACTGCAAAATCTTCGGCAATCTTTTTAAGTTCTGCGACTTTCAATGTCTCAAATGACATATTTACTCCTATTTCTACTTAAAACAATTATAGCATTAGTAAATTTAAATGAAAAGCCCCCCAAAAAATTAATTTTGAGGGGCCTTTAGCAGATCTAAATCCTATAAATTAGGAAGCGACCTTAACGTTCTTTACAACTACCCAAGCGTCAGCCTGCTCAATTTGGCATCCAACACGAGTATACATTGTGTACTCAATGGAGTCCTTGCGTGGCCAGAAGAATCGGTATACGGTTACATCACGCTTAACACCAATAACTACGTTATTTGGGAATGTCAAGTGTACGTCTCCGTGTGAACCTGTCTGTCCTGAATAGTCACCAGCTTGTGTCTCTGGAAGCAAAGGAACTTCTACTAGAGGAATTCCGAATGCATATGGAGCTACGTAGCCAGCTGCACCACCTAGTGGGGCAACGTCTCCACGGATAATGCTTGAAGCGATATCCTGTGGGTTTACGTTTTGAATATTATTTGATGCGTTGAACAAATAATCTTGGATTAAGTTTGAACCTGCAAGGAAGCGAAGGTCTGTACGACGTTGCTTGTACTTACGAGGCATAGCCTTAAGTGCCTTATTAAATGTTTCACGAGAAATGCCTGTAGCAGCACCGTTGTCAACTACACGTCCGCTAGCTTTTGCAAGCTTAACGATACCGTCAAATGACTTATATAGTGCGTCTCCTGTTAGAGCTGTATTTCCATTGAGAACTACGTCTTCAATATCATTTCCAGCCTGTGTTGCCATCAATCGTGCAATATGATCTTCGAGATCAGCACCTTCAATATTGTCTTCTAGAGACTCAGTTGAAAGTTCCCAATCTAGACGAAGCTTCTTTGTTGTTAGAGAAATCTTTGAGAAAGTAACGGCTGAATTTGCTGCAGTATCATCTGCCTCAGTTGCAAGCTTCATTAACTTTTCTCCTACGCCAATGCGATCAATTTCAGTGGTATCGGCTCTCATACGGACTGTACGGGCTACCTTACCAATAACTGTCGCATCGAACATGTAATCCAAGAATCGTGCTGATTGCTCTGGATTTAACAGACCACCTTTTCCTTCGTTTCCACGATGGATACCAGTGTCTGAGAATGCAGCACCTACCATAGTACCAGTTTGTGTGGTATTAGCAGCTACTGTCTTTTCTAATGTTTCATTGCTCATTATATTGTTTCACCTACCTTATTAGTTAAATAGTTCGTTTACGGAACCGAGGAAAGAACCGTTCCACTTTGATTTGGATTTTGTTATTACTTCCTGAGACCCGCCAAGGTCTGAGGACTTCTTAATTGCAGTTTCAGCTTCAACTGCGTCGACACGCTTCTCGACATTGTCGATTGTGCCCTTAATGTTTTCCACTGCCTTGGAAAGTGCGGCATGCTGTTCTGCCAACTCTGAAATTCTAGTATCTACGCTCTTGCTGAATGTCTCAACTGTTTCTTTAATTGCGGAAACTTGAGCAGCATTTGCCTCAGAAGCCTTGTTTAGAGTCTCTGAGAAAAAGCCTTTTAGATCGCCTAGCATCTTTGCAAAATCAGGTTCATCAACCTCGACTTCTGATACGTCGGCTGCTTTTTCCAGAACTTCGGCAGAAGCATCTGCTACTGCTTCTTCTGCAGGAGCTGCAGGTGCTGCTTCTTCAGCAACAACTGGTGTTTCTTCTACAGCAACAGGAGTTTCTTCAACTGCTGCAACTGTCTCTGTGTTTTCTGACACTTCATTACCTCCTTCTGCGTTTGCCTGTTTTGCAATTGTTTGTGTATCAGGCAACGGTAATCTTGATCGCTTGTGTGAATCAAGAATTCTATCTATTTCTTTTGCTTTGTTAATATCATTACTCTCTACCCATCCGATTAGTTCCGCTGGCTTTCCAGTAACTGGGGAGTCATAAGATGATTCTGTTGAAATAAAAACAGAATCGCTTTCTGCACAATAAAAAATATTTTCAGTTTTTGTTTCTGCTGCAATTCCTTTGAACATTAGCTGGCCATTCATTTTTTGAATAGACAAAATATTACAAAGCTCGTTTGCTGGTGAATCTACTACCGAAAGTTCCATTAATGCATATTCTTTAATAAAGCGAACTGGTTTACCAGTTGTCTTATTAACTTGATTATCTGAATCAATAATTTTTCCGCCAATTGAAAATCCTTGAAGTGTGCCGTCAAGAATTTTTTCCCATGTATCTTGTGCACCTTTTGAAATATATGCGTCTACATAAACGCCATTAAAAAATTCTTTTGTTGATGGATCATAATAAGTTTCAGGCTTAAATGAAACCATTTTTCCAACCGCATTTGATCCGTGCATTTCACGAATATTTCCACGGAAAGATTCAAATGCCTTAAGAGATGCTTCTGCTGTTACAACATCACCTGTTTGATCTAGGTTATCAAGTGTTGCAAATCCAGAAACTGTACGCTTCTCACGATTAACTTTGGTAAATGGCACGGACAACGAGATGTTGTCGTCATGCGAATTCCAAAGAGATTTCTCAATTTTCATATAGTTAATTTTATCTATTACTAGATAAAAAGGCAAATAAATGGTTGAGTAAGACTACTCGACTTGTCTGCCGTCCCCCTGAGTATTTCTACCTTCCCCAGAAATATCTGGAGAATTATTTTGTCTTTCTTGATCCCGCCTTCTGGTATTTCCAGCCTGAGCCCTAATTTCTGCCTGCTGTTGAGGTTTTAATTGAACTACCTCATCTCCACCATCTAGAGGAACTAGACCCATTCTAATTCTAACTTCATTTGGCGTAATAACCTGCATTCTTAATAATCTTTCATCAATCTTAGATTGAGTATCTGCATCTGTAAGGGCCAATTCGTTGAATTTAATTTCAAGGGCGTCTGTCATTTCTTTAATAATTTTATTTATTTTCTTTTCTAATATATCCTGTGAAGGACGGCAAACCTGCTCTTTAAATGTTTTATCTGCATCTCGTGCTGCCGCTAAATTAATTCCTTCTGGTGTTCCTATTTTATTTACAGGTACACGATGAGCCATGAGAATCTCATCACGATTCATCTTACGATATGTATTAAATGATGATTCCTGAGATCCAGCCTCTACTGGCTCCATCTTAAATTCAACCTTAGAGTCTGCAGTGTCTGCAGGAAGCGGAATATAAAGAGATCTATGATTCTTACCTTTTAAGCCAGTTTGGAAAAACTCAAGCAGTTTTCTTTCTGACTGATCTGAAAGTTTTCCACCCTTCATTGTAATAATATATCTAGGAACTGCTTTATTTTCAAAATAATCAAGGTTATACTTTCCAGCAAATTCATTACCTGCCATAGCATTTGCTGCGGCTACTATGTCTGGAATTCCATAATAGTTATTTTGAGGTGTATATTTCTTAATATGAATAATTTCATTTGGTCTATCTTCTCCGCCTGCGATTGGATTAGGGGTTTCTTGATCTCCAAAATTACGGAAGAATACTGCCTTACCGTAAAGCAATTGTACAAAGCCGTCTCGAAGACGACGAACACGCATTGTTTTTGCGGGGATATGTCCAATATATCCAATTTTACCTGCAGATGTTCTGCCTATTTCAAGGTACCCGTTTCCAGTTGCCTCTACATCTGTATAAAATTTAATAAGTGTTTCTTTAAATGTTTCTTCTTCGTTACAATCCTCAAGCCATCCATGCAAATCTTGACGAAGTCTATTTAATTTTCTACGTGCTCTTTCTAACTGTATTTCGCTTTCAATTCCGTCTAAAGCATCCATAGCTTTACGTGTTTCAATAAAATCAAAACCTAGTCCAACAATATTTGAAACTTTTGCATTAACTGCTGCATAATTATATGGAGATATTTCATAAACACGAGATAAATATTCTAAATTATATGGAGGTTCGATAAGATCGAACATGGCATATCCAGTGACTGCCTGTGCCAAAAGGTTTTGTTGAGTTGCTGTTCCGTCTATTCCAGCAAATCGTTTTTGTAAATCTCTATTTAATTTTCTACGAAATGAAGCTCCAAGTCCTGATACTTTTGTTAGGTCTTCGCCTTCAATTCTAAATGGATCATTTGTTGTTTCAGTAGATAGATTATTAAACTTTGCCCAATCAGCAGCATTTGAAATATGTATTGTCTGATCTGTATCTTCTTCTTCAAACTTCATTGATTTACTCCGTCCTGCTTTAAGGAGTCTTTATATACTCCAATATCAAGTGGGTCTGGTGTAAGACCCCATTTTAATCTTTGTTGCTGGTACTGGTATTCTTCGTCATCAATCTTTCGACGGCCTTCCAAGAATACTGGTTGCCCCTCATAAATTCCATATGACCGAACTTCTCTTGCCAACGCATCAATTCTTTGACGATTTCCCCTTTTAGAAGAAATTGAAAGGTAGTTGCCTTCATCATCGCCAATCCACCGCCCGTCTGGCATTTCCCAAACATATATTCCTAGCGTTGTTTCATTTTGCTTATACTTATATCTAGTTCTTTTTATATCCATAGGTTTTTATTTTACCACCAGTTATTGCATAAGTCCAGCTTTTTTGTCTATTAAAGTGACAAATTATACGCTTTGAAGAACAATCCAGTCATTATTATATGCAATAAAGTCTGATTCTGTCAGGGTAATTGTCGGTTCTGTTGCCGAAGTTACTGCCCGTCCAGTATATAACTCATAATGAGTTTCTACAATTGAGGGAGTCAATTCTTTTTCATATATGGCTACATTCTTATAAAGGTTGCTTGGGCCACCCAAAGTCTCATAATTTAGCTGTAATGTTCCAGATACTGGGGTGGTAAATACTAAAACTATATGGTGTGGCTCATTATCATTTAAATATGAACTAATGTTTGTTTGATTAGTTACATCTATATTATTTACATATATCTTATTTATATTGGCCTTAGAAACGACTCCAGAGCCATTCCAGGCCAGTCTGGTAGTAGAAGGTGCGGAAGCATAGAATAGGGTGTTAGAAGCCAAGCTAGAGGGCGTAAAAAGCATTTCTAGAGACTTTATAGAAGAACTTGTTGTTATATCAAATCCCGCCCCATTTTTAGTCCTAAGACCGTTAGAATAATTTCTAGAAAGAACTGGGTAGTTAACTGATCCTAATGAATATTCTGTAGATGAGGTAATTTTTTCTCCAAAATTATCTGCATATAATGTTTTAGTTCCAAAAAATTTTATTGAAAAATATGATAATTTAGGAAGGAATTTGCTGGCGTCTGTAGTAGACATAGTAATTTTTAAATAAAGTCTCCCTGAATTACTAAAAGAATCTTTTGTATATTGTGGAATTGCTTGACCATTTTCACAAGACAACCAATTTGTTCCATCTATACTTGTTTCTACTATTACACCATAATCATTCCGCCACTCAATTTTAGAACTATTTAAATCTAAACTATCTGGGACAAGGAAAAAGTCCTCTAAAACAAATGTTCTTGCCTGCACAGCTTCTGTTTCATTAAATCCAATTTTTTTATTTAAAAGATCATAATAAGTATTATCATCCAAAAAATATGTCCATGGTCTATCTACTGGGTATGAGTATTCAAAAGAAGGTTTTTGTTTTGCATCAGTGCAGCTAAACAAAGTTCCTAAATCTGGCTGAACAACTTGGATTGCGGGAGATGTGGTGTTGCCAGCAATATTATGCCTAATTATTGATTTGTCGGAAAGAGCATATCTATATACCGCTGGAGCATCTACTATAAAACTATCCCCTACTGGGGTTGGACCAATTTGAAGATTAAGTGCTGTATTAGTAAATTTAAAATTAGTTAAAGATTTATTTTCTGCAAGATTCCCGTCTAAATACAGATTAATAGAAGATGGGCTATATGTAGCAACTATATGTATTACTTTTTTGTGATACGGAACTGCATATCGCACCTGCTCAGTTGAAGATATTTTAAAAACAACATCATTTTTATGCCAGAATATTCCTATGTTATTTGTTGTATCTGCAAATATTCCAACTTCTGATGTTGACGCAATTGTTGGATGAATCCAAACTTCCATAGAGAAATCATTGTCTGAAGTATACTTAGTGCCAAATGCTGATCCTACTGTTTTTGAATAATAGTCTTTGGTTATTGGTACTGTGATATATGCTGTATCTGTTATTTCTGTTCCTGATATCCCGCCAGAAACTAAAGGTAGAATATTAGATGCTGGAGATCCTACATAGGTAGCATTATTTCCGCAACCAGATTTATCTGAAGCGGTAGATCCTGAAGATTCATCAAGTGTCCAAAACCCTATAGGATAATCTTTGATTACCTTTAATTGATATGACATTTAAACCTCCTCTACGGCATTCCATTTACTTAATGGGCAAAAAGCGTGTTCCACCGCACATTTTAAATTCATAAAACATCCACA